CAACTGGATCAACTGGTTCAACTGGATCAACTGGATCAACTGGATCTACAGGTTCAACGGGATCTACAGGTTCAACGGGATCAACAGGATCTACAGGATCTACAGGTGCAACTGGATCAACTGGATCAACTGGATCTACAGGATCAACTGGTTCAACTGGTTCAACGGGATCTACAGGTTCAACTGGTTCAACAGGATCAACGGGATCAACCGGATCAACCGGTTCTACAGGATCTACAGGATCAACAGGTTCAACAGGTGCTACGGGTAGAACAGGTGCAACAGGTTCAACAGGATCTACAGGATCTACAGGATCTACAGGATCTACAGGATCAACTGGTTCAACTGGATCAACTGGATCAACTGGTTCAACTGGATCAACTGGATCTACAGGTTCAACTGGTTCAACAGGATCAACGGGATCAACCGGATCAACCGGATCTACAGGATCTACAGGATCAACAGGTTCAACAGGTGCTACGGGTAGAACAGGTGCAACAGGAGCAACTGGATCAACAGGAGCAACGGGTGCAATAGGTCCAAGTTTTGCATCAAGTGCGTTAAGTTATTATTTCGATTTAGAATCTGGTGCATCAACAGGAACATTAGGACCGGGATATACAATTAGCACACAAACTATAAGTGCCGTTTCAACAACAGTTGCATTTATTTATCCATTAGACATATACTTTAATGTAGATGGTGGTGGTTCGGTTCCATGGACTTATACAACAGGTGTGGCATCAGGTAGTTATTATACAATAAACTCACAAATATTTTACAAAATGCCATATAATGGAATAATTAGTGGAGTATCAGTAAACAATTTAACATGGTTTGTAACAAATGCTCAATTAGATATAATAATAGCAAATGGTACTACATCAGCATTAACTGGGTCTAATCCAAGTTTACCAGCATTTACTTCATTAACATTTCCAATATCAGGTTATACTCAAACAATAACTAATCCATTATTTACAGCTGGAGATGGTTTAGCGTGTGTAATTAAAGAAGTAACCCCTTCTTGGTCTTTGCCATTTAACCCGCAAAGTGGTATAGTTTCAGTAACCGTTTATGTAAAATTTGTGAGTTAAAATATTTATGTTAGTTTTAAATATAAATATTTTATTGTTTTAATAATATAATGTCGTGGCCAGATCAAAAATATGTAAATTTTCCATTTGTAAAAACAACAAATATACAATGTCAAAATGGTGCAGGAACTAATGGAATTTCAATAGGAAAAGATGCGGGATATTCAAATCAAGGAACTGATGCAACCGCAATTGGTATTAGTAGTGGGCAATATACACAAGGGTTTAGAGCAGTCGCTATAGGTTATCAAGCAGGTCAAAGTAATCAAAGAACAAATGCTGTCGCAATTGGTTTAACAGCAGGTAGATTTTTACAGGGAACATCAGCTATAGCGATAGGTGAATTAGCAGGAAATAATACACAAGGGGAAAATGCAATTGCGATTGGAAAATCTGCAGGAACAACAGGACAACGGTCAGGCGCGATTGCGATTGGTTTACAAGCAGGAGCATTTGGTGCTACCGCTGGTTCAACACAAGGTCAAGGTCTTGATGCTATTGCGATTGGAGTAAATTCAGGAGCAACAAATCAAGGGGGAAATGCTGTTGCTATTGGTAAACTTTGTGGTGCATCTAATCAAGGTGCAAGTGGGGTTGCGATTGGAAATGATTGTGCCAGAACAAATCAAGGACAAAGTTCGGTTGCGATTGGTGTTCAAGCAGGTTCAGACATACAAGGTCAACAATGTGTAGCAATCGGAAATAGTGCTGGTTTTCAATCTCAAGGTTCAGGTGCGATTGCGATTGGATTTGCAGCAGGAGCATATAATTTATCAACACAAGGAATTAACAGTATTTCAATTGGGGTAAATGCGGGAAGTACAGGTCAAAATTCGGGCGCGATTGCGATTGGTTTTGGAGCAGGACGAACCAATCAGGGAACAAATAGTATTGCGATTGGAGTGAATGCGGGAAATACAAATCAAGCAGCTGGTACAATTATTTTAAATGCAAAGGGAACAGTTATAACGGGCGCAACCGCTAACGCATTTTATGTAGGGCCAGTTAGAGGTGCAGCTTTAGCAACACCTGTGATGGTATATAACACAGCTACAGATGAAATATCATACAATACATCATCTATTAAATATAAAAAGAATGTAATTGATTTACAAGAAGATACAACAAAAATATATAATATTAGAGCAAGAGAATATGACACAAAAGATGAAAATAAACATTATATAGGTTATATAGCAGAAGAATTAAATGATTTAGATACTTATTTTACATGGAAAAATCCAGATGGAACACCAGAAGGTATTGAATGGTTTAATTTGTTAATATATTCAATTGAAGAAGTTAAAAAATTAAGAACTGAAGTAAATTTATTAACGCAACAAAATGATGATATATTACAAAGACTAACAAATTTAGAAAATAAATAATTTATTTATAAAATATAATTATACTTTTTATAAAAAGGTATAATTTGTTATTTTGTTAGTTTGTTAAATAATTAGTAACAAAATAATTAGTATTTTGAATGCTTTCATTAACGGCTCTATGAATTAATGCAATATATTCTTGAACCATACTCTCAATACTTGTTCCATTTACATTAAAATTTACGCCATTTTTATACATTATTACAGTTGGTGGTGTTTCAAATACAAAATAGTTATTCCAATAAATAGGAAAATTATTAATTAAGTTATACAAATGTTTGTTAGTTTCCTCTGTTATGTGTAACATGTGATCCAATATACAACTATATTTCGGTAAAAAGTATATTTCATTTTTTTGTATATTAGACCAAACAATATAACGATGATGAATATATCCACAATACATATTTGATGAGATATGTGAATCGACATTTTTGGTTACTTCAATTAGTGGTGACGGTGTTTCAATGTAACCACCATATTTAGTAACACGTATAATCTCATTTAATGCAAAGTCAGGATTTTGAATATCTTCTAGTACATGACGGCAATATATGAAATCAAATTTTTCGTTTGTATATGGAAATGTGTCTTTGTCAATATCAATATCACAATAATTCGTTATTTTTTCATTACATCCTATAAAATCTGTTGCTAAAACAAATGGCTCAACCCCGGGACCTATTTCTAAAACTAATTTATGTTCTTTTGTTTCACAATAGCGTTGTATGTTTTGTATCACGATTTGATTCGGTTGCCAATATCTGTTAATGACTTTATTTTGTTCAGTATTTGATTCAGTATTTATCATCTATTTTAAATAGTATAAAAATAAATTTTTATATTATTATTTATAATTATTATTATTATTATTTAGTAAAAGTAAGTTAAAACGGTTAAATTTTTTCTAAAAATATACGATATCCAAAGAATAAAATATTATATTGCCCTTTATATAATTTTAAAAAATGATTTACAGCTTCAAAAGGGCTTTTTAATGGTTCATCATTTTTATATAAATAATCGTCAATAATTAAATATCCTCCTTTTTCTAAAATTTCCCAAGACAATACAATATCAGTATAAACATCTAAAAGCAAATGTGATCCATCAACATAAATAAGATCGAATTTTACTCTATCTTTTATAAATTGAATTAATCCCGTTTTTGAATCAGTTTGAAATGATTTGATTCTATTTTCTAATCCAGCAGTTTTAATATTTTTATGAAACGAATCTTTTACTTTTAAGTTATCAATATTAATTAAAAGATTATTTTCATCATAACTAGACCATAAATCTAAACCGATGCCAAATGAATTAGGAATATTTTTAATAATTTCAATTAATGATATACCGGAATATGTTCCAATTTCTAAAACATTAATTTGTTTTTGGAACTGAATTTTCAAATATGAATTAACAAATTTATGAAGAATATCTTTGAATATTTGATTAGCCCCTATAGGTAAATCATTAGTCCAATTATACATACCCTTGTATTCATATAAGCCATTTGGAATAACATATTGATTTAATAATTTATCTGCTTGTGATTTCCATGTCAATGTTTTAGACCAGTTATAATTTTTTAAAATTAACATATCTTTTTCAATAGCAATTTCAGGATCATTTGACATATATTTAAATAATATTTCTAGCGCGTTATTTTGCCATTCTTCTGTTGTTGGGTCACCTTCAATAGTTATACCGCGATCAGAAACGGTATTTTGTAATGCGGCTAATCCATTTGTTACAGCAAACGTTTTTGAAGCAGCTGCTTCTAATGCAGTTAAACAAAATGTTTCATGAAAAGTGCAAGGATAAAACCATATATCGGCAGTTTTCCATGATTCAGCTAAAACTTTTTTTGAAACCCAGCCGTTATAAAAGATTCCCATATTTTGTTTATTTAAAGCGCCATAGTCCTCCAAAAGTTGTTTAATTTGTTTCATTTTTTCCGGTTCAACTTTATTAGACCATTCATTATCTACATTCGAATAAATAAACAATGTTGCATTAGGAAAATTACTATATATTTTAGGCCACATTTGCAAAAGCTGTAACAATCCTCTATTTGGAAATGAAGAATAAATAAACTTATGAGGTATTTTTGTTAGTTTAGTTAGTTTAGTTAGTTTAGTTAATTGAGAAACAGAATTATCGAATTTGGTATCATCTATCCCGTAATAAAACGGCTTGGTTATGTTAATTACTTGTGGAAATATTTGAGTAAAATAATTAACGTGCCACTCGGTTAAACAAAATATATTTTTTAGTTTTTTATCTAATATAATTACATTTCCACTCGGGGTTAAATCGTGAATTACAAAATATACGTTTTCACAGAACCCATTATATGTAAGAGGTAAATATTCTGAAAAACGACTAATGATACAAGTATGAATATAAGTCGTATTAATAAACTCATAATAATATTTTAAATGTCTATAAATTACGCCGTCAAATACTTCTTCTTTTTCTTCAGGTGTATTACAAAATACAATTACTGTTTTAAAATAACCATTCTGTTTAATATAGCGTGCAATTTCAATGATATATGTTTCGGAACCTCCAACTCCAGTAGTATTTATATTTGAACCAGCCCAAGGATGAAACCCGCCATCAGCCACAAAACAAAAAATGGGATCATCAGTAACTTTCGCATTTTTTTTACCATTATATAAAGTTAGTTTTTGAAATATATTGTACCACGATACTATTTCCTCATAACTATCATCAGTTGGTTTATTATTTGAAATAAAAAATGCGGATGCTTTTAATCCTAATTCGTAATCATTAACGTCATAACATATTTTTGTTAATAACTTAGGTAAAAAATGAAAACTTAATGTTGGTTTTAAACTATATTGACAATGTTGAGGAAACCCAATTTCAAATGCCATTTTAAAATACTTATAAGCAAGTTTATAGTTATTTTCTAAGTAATAATGGGCGCCGATAAAATAAACTGAATCTGGTCTGGATTCATCAATCTTAAACGTTTTTAAATATTGTTCTTCGCATTCAGGCCAAGGTTTTCCTAATTTAAAATTAGCAACTCTAGCTGCTTCAAACGACGCATCAATTCGCTCTTGTATAAATCCAGCATTTGTAAATTCACATCGTTTCATAAAATAATAATATGCTTTTTCATAATCCTCCAAGATATTATATGTTTGTGCTAAATAATAATATGCTCTTGGATCATTTGGATTTTCTTCCACTTCTTCATATAATAATTTCAAGTCTAATTGTTTTCTCTCCATAGTTCGTTGTTCCATATAATCAAATCGTCTGTCATCAATATAAGAAATATTTTCTGGAATAACAACATTTATATTGTCTTTATCAGTAATAACTTCGTGTATTTTGTGAATATATCTTAATCCTGAGTCACTCTTTATAATTCGATTAGAACCATATTTTGTATCATCTGATGTAATAAATAAAGTAAATGAGGTAGAATATTGATCTGAACGTACATCATTCAAAAATGCGCGCAAATCTCCTTTAATAACATATGTGTCATCAAGAATTAATTTATATTTACATTCATCGCCTGCCAAATCAATTAATCTATTTCTGCTATCGCAAAAATTAATAAATGGTTCTTCATATAAATGTCCTTCTTTTTTTCCAACTAACACCCGTTTTATAATATCAATCGTTTCATCTGTGCTTCCAGTATCTAAAATAGTCCACTCATCAATAATGGGTAAATTATCTAGCAACATCTGTTCAAATTGCGGACCTCCATTTTTTACCATAATACATAAATTGGTAAGATTATTAAAATTTAATTTAGCTTCTTTGTTATCAATATAATAATGAAATGTTTCATTAAAATGGTTTATTAAATTATTATTTATATAAATATGTATATTAGTATCACTTAAGTTTAATATACTACATTCATCAATATAAATCTTTTTATTGCAAATAATGATCCATTTGTTAGTATTAATTAAGTTTAAATAATTAATATCTGAATTTTCGATATCCAAATTTTCAATATAAATAATATCAATAAAATTGTGTTTATCTGATTCTAAAAATGTAAATTTAATTTTATCATTTTTAAAATGATTATTATTTTCAATAATATTTTGAATATGTTGTTCTTTTGTATTAAGCACATATATATTATTGAAATAAGGTATTAAATTTATTGGAATAAACCCTCCGTGAGAAGTATTAAACGAAAAAAAACGAAAATTGAATTGATTTTCAGATGAAATATATTCAGATGAAATATTTACATTGATACTCGCACATTTACGTATTAATCCAATTATTCTCTCATAATTATTTAAATCAGAAATTAATTTTAAATTAATAAATTCTTTATGATGTATTTTATTAAATTCATCATCGTTCACTTTGTAGAAGTTGTTATCTATAAAAACCATATTAATTATAATTAATAACTGTTTAAGTTAATTATTATATTTATAATAAATATAATAAAATATAATAATTTAAAAATATATAAAAATAATCATTTATATATTTTATGAATACGAATAATAAAATAACATTATTTAACGATATTATAACTAGAAATCCATCGTGTGGACTAATTATTATCGATAATTTTTATAATAATGCGTTAGACACGAGAAATTATATATTAACTCAGGAATTTCTGGTTAGAGGCAACTATCCTGGTCAAAGAACAGTATCATATGCAAATGAACATTTAAAAGAAACTATTCAAACATATGTGGAACCATTCGGAGGCAAAATTACAGATTTTCCGATTCCAAAAGAAGATGGATCTGATGCTTCCATTTATAATGGTTCATTTCAATATACAACAAGCAGAGATCGCTCGTGGATCCATATTGACGGACATAATAATTGGGCGGGTGTATTATATTTGACACCAGACGCCCCTCTTTCGTCTGGGACATCTTTTTATAAGTTTTATGATGGAGCCGCGTGTAAAAGAGATATGGAATTATTAGAAAATAAAGAAGAAATTGATAGATATAGTCAAGATCAAACAAAATGGGAAAAGGTGGATCAAGTAGGAAATGTATTTAATCGTTTAATATTGTTTAATGCAGATAGATTTCATATGTCAATGGACTATTTTGGTGATACAAAAGAAAATGGAAGATTAATTCAAGTATTCTTTTTTTCAACAGAACGATAAGTAATTATTGATGATTAATGTTTAATAGAAAATCTTCTTTATTTAAAAATACTTTGTGGAATTTTTTCATAACGTTTAATGGAGTATATTCTTTATACATATTCCAATCTGTCTTACTATTTCTTATGGTTTCAATATTATTTAAAATATTCAGTAAACTTTCTTTAGAATTATATATAATAGCATTATCTCCTAATATATCAATATGACAATTATCAATATAACTTTTACAAGTAATTATCGGCTTATTTAATGTAGAAAATTCTGCAATAGCTAATCCGAATGTTTCTCCGTCAGATCTTGCGTGGATCATACAATCACAAGTATTAATAAATTTTACCTTTAAGTATGGATCTATAATTTTATTTAAATACATTATTCTTGGATGATCATAAAAATGTCTTGTATTAACAAATATAAAAAATAAATTATTATTATTCTTTACAATTTCTATTATTGCTTGATGTGCTATTTCAATATCGAATTGTTCAAATCCTCCATATCTTCCTATTACAAAATAATTAATTGGAATATTTAATTCTCTTCTCAAATCATCATTATGTTGAGGTAAGTCAACCATATGGGGGACAGATTCTACATATTTATAGTTACTTTTCTTAATTAAATAATCAGAAACTCCAGCATTATCTCCAAAGGGTTCTATATTAAATACTGCGTGAATTAAATTTATAGAATTTTTAACTAATATGGTATCAATAGATTTTCCACCACAAGTATTATAAAAATATTTAATATTTTTTTCTAAAATTATTTTATTAATCTCATCGAAATTTTCAGTAGAATATACTTTAAAACGATTATTAAATTTTTCAATAACTTGTATGTCATTAAAATGATTATATTTATTATGAAATATTATACTCTCACAATTAAAATATTTTTCAGCATAGTTAGCATAAGAATATAATGCGATTGTTGTTCCTCTCTCCGATAATCGATTATCATAAAACCCTATTTTAAATTTTTTATTATTATTATTATTATTAATATGTGTATCCTCTATAAAATATTTAAAATCTAATGTAGCAATTTCAACAATACCTTTTATAAAACTAAATCTATGATTATTTTCTAATTGTTTTATTTTTTTATTGTAATCACTTTTATTTCTAATAGGGTAATAGTTTAATACAATATTAAGTTTATTATAATTTTCTTCAGACCAAGTAAATACATCAGCATTATCATAAATATAATTAGTTTCTGTGTTATAGTTATTAATTATTTTTCCTGATGTTGAAATTTTATGAATCCATAATTGTGTATCGTCTTTAAGCATTGAAGTTTTAAAAATTGATTTCCCAAATTTGGAACTAAATTTAATATCGAAAGATAGTTCTGTTATTAGATCCAAATTTATTCGTTTAGTCGATTTTTCCAAAGAGAAATTGTCACATATATTATTTTCAGCATCAAGTGTTGGTTTAAATATATTCCAGTAAACATAGAAACAACCAATATCTTCATCAATCGTGTCAATAAAACTGGAAAGAGTAAACCCATTTTTTCCATACATAAATTCATCTATATCTACTAATAAACACCATTCAGTAGAACCCTTAATTATATTATAAAAATTGTCACATAATATTTGTTTATGATGATTTGAATTAGAATATATGTTTAAATCACGATTATCAATTATTAATGTTATCATATTTTTATACTCACTGTTTTCAATAAAGGTATCTATTCCATCTGTGCTATTGTTTGAAGCGATAAAAAAATGTTCAACACCCTGTTTTATATAATGGTTTAACCAATCATTTAAATGTTCAGTTTCATTTTTAATTAAGAGACACGCCGAAAGTTTATATTTTTTAGAATTACAAATTATAAACTCTTTATTATCATTCTTTTTCAACAGAACGATGATAAAAATGAGTTAAGTATTTATCATATTCAGGTGGTAAATTAGTATTATCATTAATATTTATATAACATATTTTATTAGACCTATCAAATAAATCTTGTCCATTTTTTATGCTATTTTTAATATGTTCTTCATCGGTGAACTCAATCTTATTGAACTCTTGATGAGCAAAATTTTCAAGTTTATTTTTAATAAATTTCTCATTACCAAAATAACTTAAATGCCATCCACCATTATGAATAATTGGACAATTAAAAAATCGTATATTATCACAAGTAATATTAAGTTCAATATATTTTTTAAAGGTAAGTATTTTAGAATGATACCATTTATGATCCATTTTAGAATTTAAATTATAATAATAAAAATCCATTTCAAGAATATTAATAGATAAATTATTATTTATTTTAATTTGTGTTAGTATATTTGGTTCGGGTATTTCATCTACATCCGTTATAGTAATAATATCTTCATTATTGAGGTTTAACTTATCTATTCCTCTCGAAATACAATTTCTTTGGAATTTTTCATTAACCCATTGTTCTTCTTTTTCAATATTTATATTTGGATATTTATGTGGAAAATCATCAACAATTACATGTATAATTTTGTGATTGAATTTTTCAAATAAATATTTGTTTTCATTGTAAAATAATGTTTTTTCTTTACCTATATGAGTATGAGTTGATTCAACTAACACAAAATAATCCACTACATCATTCAATATATTAAGACGATATGTTAATAGGTCTAATTCATTATAAAATATAAAACAATCAATTATTTTTTTATTATAAGATTTATACATAATAGGTGGATATAAAATTAAGTAATGGTCGATATTAGATTTATGTAATTCATATATAGATGGATTATTTTGACACAACCAAAATTCGGCAGAATTTGGATTTACATTTTCTGTGTTTTCAATAAGCAGAGGTAATGCACTTATATAGCTAGATTTTGCCCACCAAAAATTCCCAGAAAAATGAGGTTGACAGTTAGTATCTGTAAAATTACAACCAACCGTTTGAATGCCACTAGATAATTTACTAATACATAATTCGTGTTGTTCTACCAAAAAATATAACATCATATCAATCCAATGATTTTCTTCATGATAATCATCATTATAACTAACTCCTTTTGTATGTAAATATAATATATTACAGTTATTATTTTCTTTAGAAAACTGTTGTATTTTATTGATAGTTGGTATTTCATATAATTTTTGATTATCCGAATAATTACAAATATTAACTTTTTCACCATATACATTTTCTTCAATAGGTAAGCCAATATTATTAATATAAATTGTTTCAAACTTGTTAAATAAATTATTTTTTTTTAGACACGTAATTAATTTGTCAAGTCGTTTTAATCCTTTATTTTTAAAATGACAACTATGAATAAAACAAATATTTTTTCTTTTAAAATCAGTATTATTATCATAATTTGAAAGTGATAATCTATCGATATTTTTATTTTTGAATACAAATGGTTCATAATTTAAATAAATTTCTGAATTTTCACTTACATTTTGCATGTCTAAACTAGATGGTATTTCTTCATCATTTAATAAATATTCAGATATATAATATTTTTTATGTATATAAGTACATTCAAAAACGTTAGGTATTAATATTCCCTTGTGATGTCTTACCCCGCAACAATTATTTGCGTGAAAATGAACTAAAACATGATTTTTATTTAATTTATTAAATATTGGAACTTCTTTATAAGAAAAGGGGAAATGGAATTCTATAACAATTTGTGAAAATTTATTAAGTTGTTTATAACTCAATGTATTTATCCAGGGTATCTCATAACCTTCTATATCCATTTTGAGAAAAATATTATTATTACTTTCAATATCTGAATATAAATTGGTGTTATTATTGTCGTTAAAAGTGTTTATATTTTTTTTAACAAATGTAATGTTTTTATTACTTATATTTATACCTGGTATAGTTCCATCATATGCTATACATTGAGTATTTGTATACATAATACAAAATTCTTCTTCAAATGAAATGTCATCAGCTACTCCACAACTTAACAAAAAATCATATTTGACGTCAGGAATATTACATATAACATATCCTCCATCAAAATCTTTACCAACTCTAATTTTTTCATAAGGACACTTATAACACGTTAATAAATTTGGTTCAATTGAATCGCAACAATAACTATTATTTTTATTACTAATATTTATACATGTATATGTATTATCTAGTAAAATACAATATTTATTATTATTTACAACATACACATTTTTAATTACGCCAAACATTGGATCTGTAAAAAGCGAGTCCCGTTCATTACAGCAACCAGGAATAAAGATTTCATTGTCAATAATACATTTTTCCATAACATTATATGTTATATCAATTTGATGTTCATTTGTTCCATAATAAAATCTTAAACTATCTGAAATATTAGACACATCTTTAATAATAATATTTTTCAAAAAAGTAGAATTTTCAATTTTTTGAATATAATTAATAAAATTTTGAAATTTATCATTATTATCTAATATATACCATGAACGACCAAACTCTCCATTTTGTGAACCCTGTGTAACAATAGTAGGTTCCGCCCAATATACATTACAATTATTTTTCATCAATGCTATCTCTAACCATACATCAATAGATTCGTTGATTTTATTTTGTAAATTATTTATATAATCATATAATTTTATGCAACATTTTTTACTAATAATATAACTATCAGCGCACCTAGTTAATCCATTATCTGCTAGTATTCCTTCTGTATAATGTAAATTACGTTTGTAGATATGTTTATTTTCACATAAATTAAAAGGAGCAACATGTAAATTACAACCATTACCTATAAATAAAGCATCATAATCACTTGGTAATTCAATCAAATATTTTTTAAGTATACTTATAAAATCATCGTGTAAGATAACATCATCTTCAAAAATGATTGCATTGTCATAATTTTCTATAATTTTTTTATAAGCAAAATAATGCGATAATGAAATTGCGGTTAAAGCGTTACCAACATTTTTATCAAATATATCAGTATTATGCTCTTGTAACTCATCTCTATCTATTTCAATAAATTCGTAATTATATATATTATATTTTTTAAATTGAGATAATATTGATTGTTTCCTTTCAATCAATTTTTTATAATGTACAATAAAAATTTTCATCTGTAAAATATCATTATCTTTATTCAAAGATAATAAATTATCACTTTTCACAAGTTTGCAAAAATTATTATTTTCTAATTTTAACCATTCTAAATTCTTATAAGTATATATATTAAAAAAATCTTCATAATTAATTAATTTTAAATTTGGATATTTTTGTATAAATTCAACACTTAAATTATAGCAAGATTCTGATAAAATATTAAAACCAGATTCTAATAAACGATTACATCTGATATGTTCAAAAATCATACTTACATCATTATATAAGTTTCCGTGGATATTTAATATTATTTTACATTTGGCTAATTCATTATCTCTATCGTGTTCCCACCCTTCAGCGATATTCACAGAAAAATGATTACTTTTCAGAAAATCGACTATTTTTTGTCTTCTAGGTGAAACATCACCGCCTAATGCTTTTATTATACCGAAATCATATATTTTTTCAGTATTTGTATTTATTTTTTGTAACTGTAATAATTCTGATGAGCTACAAATATACGGTAATATTTTTTTATATTTAAAGTCAATACAATTTTCAGTTAATATATGTAAATTACTTTCACTATAATCATAATAACCTAAATCATAATTTAATTTTTGAATATTTTGTATATTTTGTAACCTATAAGGAATATTTAATGGTTCTGTGTTTAGAAAACTAAAATCCGTATTTGATAAATAATCAAAAATACTTATATCAAATACCTCAAATACAAATGTTAGTTTAGATGGATTTTCCGTTATAATATTATTTTGATTACTTGTTAAATATATACAATAATCTGGATAAATATTATTCAAATTATCGATATATTGTTGAATCATTTTTATTTCATAATTTGGAGAACAATAAAAATACCATTTTTTTTTATTTAATCCCAACGCATTTTCCCATTCTTTAGCTCTATTAGCCCAACTACATGATAAAGCATACTCTTTACCGCGTTTAATGATTTCCGTTTTTGTTTTAACAGTTAAAATATTTATAGATTCTATTTCTTGACCTTTTTCAAGTGGAATTCCATAATTACCTAAAGTATTTATAAGTCCAGCAACCGGATAATATAAACAAATGACTCCAGACATTAACATTTCTAGCGCGGTTATGCATGATGTTTCAGGCCAGTGTGTTGGATATAACCAGTATTCTGAAGATGCCATTTCTTCATACAATTGTTCAAATTTTAATTTACCTAAATATTGAATACTATCATATGTATCAATAATTGTCTTAAGGTTTAATTGGTCGGACGGAAATGTGCCATAAAATGATATAACTAATGTAGCATCCGGTAAGTTTTCTAAAATTTGAGGCCATAATTCTAATAAAATATTTAACCCTCTATCTGGTCTGGATGAATATATAAACTTATTGGTTATTTTTTTGTTAGTTACAATATTAGAAAAGCTTTGACAATCAATACCATTATTTATTAAAGTTATTTTATCCTTTAAAATGGGATATTTATTAATAAATTCATTTTTATGCCATTCAGTTAAACATATACATTTGTTAATATACTTATTCCATTTTTTTAATATTTGATTTTCATTTAAGTTGGAACCATATGATAATAATAATACATCGTGTGCCCAAATATAAGATTGATAATATGAACACTCTTTAAATATTTCATAAAAACTAATATACCTTGAAACAATTACTGTATGAAATGGTGTAGAATTAATTAAATTTGTTAGTTCATTTAAATGTATATATTGAATATTATCAATAATTTCATTTTTAACTTCTCCGCTAATATAAATATTATACTCCTTTGGGAAACATTTACTTAAATATGCCACTGCTTTTTCAGAACCACCTAACGCATTATTTTGCATATAAGTATAATTCCATTGAAAATCTAAAAATCCAGTATAAATAAGTATATTTTTTGAGTTTTTGCATATTTCTGTAGAGAATTTTTGCGTTTTTTCAGTTACCTCTTTAATAAAATATTTGTCCACATTAATTCCAGCATTTATATATTCTGATTTTAGTAAAAAATCCCATTTTTCTAAATTAACACCGTTTTTATGTAAAAAATCGAAATACTCATTAGCTAAATTAATAAAATTGTCCGTTTTACTGCAAAAACCAATGAAAAATTGTAAATTATATAATAAGTTTCCAATAAAAAAAATATTAGTCATAGGATATTTTTTCGTAAAAATAATTTCATACATTTTTATAATCGTTTGCTTGGCTTCTGAAAAAGTTTCTTTTACTTTATCTGCAACTATAATCATATAATATGGTAAAAAAAAGTTAGGTTTATCATTTTCAATAAAAAGTTTATGTGTATTGTTAGTTTGTAGATATTTATTTTCATAAAAGTCTTTAATCATACAATAGTAATTGTATGCTATGTTATTAAGACCTCTGCCACAATATTCTTTAATTAATAAAGATACACATTCAATTCTTTCCAAATCATAATTGAATGATTCAACAAGATAATACAATCCTTTTTCATTTTCCCCAATACTATTATAAATATTGTATAAATTGAGACAACACATATATTTTTCTTGACTCCAATTCTCATTGCCAAGTGTTATTTTATACCATTTTATTGCTTCTTCTGTTTTACCAGAATCTTTATAACTATTTGCACAATAAAATCCATAACGCAAATAAAGGTGATCATTATTTGTTTTAGCTTCATAATAAGATTCTTCTAAAATTTTAGCGTCTTTTAAATACTTTTCAGGATCACTATTTCTGCTACCACTTCTTCCAGATACAACGTAATAATTGCCTTCAATATGTGAAATTTTTGGATTTGGTTTTAAACAATTAATATATTCATGAATAACCGATTTAAATTCCCATCTAATTTTATTATTAACTAACAAAATTCTTTCATATGAAATACCATCAGAGTTTCCGAAATTTAAAAGGTAAGCATCACTATTTACTATTTGTGGCATTGTAATATTCCCGTGTATTTCGTCATCTGCATCAAAAACTAATAATAAATCCGTTTTATTAAATGCTTCATTTAATGCAATAGTTCTGTTATGAGCGAAATTTTTCCATTCATTGTTATGAAGTTCGCCTGGAATATTTTTATCATTAAAAAAATCTCTTATTATTTGTTGAGTATTATCAGTTGAACCGGTATCACAAATAACCCAATAAGAAAAATGGATTTTATTACACAGGTTTTCGAGAGTATTTTTGATAATATGTGATTCATTTTTTACAATCATATTTAAACAAATTGTTGGTGGGATATCACTGATACTTAATTCCATAATCAATATAATATTAATAAAATATATATTTAACTTATAATTTTAATAATTATATAATTAATTATAATAATAATAATAATTATTATTATTTAAAAAAAATATTTGAATATATCTATGAATAAAATATCATTTACAATTCCTAATACAAATACAATTCCTAATACAAATACAATTCCTAATACAAATACAATTCCTAATACAAATACAAATAAAATCGAACTTAATAATCCATTAGAACTAACCAATCAAATAATTGTAAATCAAAAAATATACAAATTATATACAAATTATATAAAATTAGCTCCAAATGTGTATAAATTTTGTTAGTTTATTAGTTTGTTAGTTTATAAATTTATTACTTTGTAAAAATATTATTTAGTAAAAGATTGTAATATAGTTAAATAATCAGCAAAATCTTGAAAATAATTATAAGAATTAATATCATTAATTTCTTCATCATGTATTTTAAATACTTCTTTAAATTTTAAGGCCCCAATACCTCTAAAATTAATATTATAAAAATATTTAAAATCCAGCATTTTATCTTTATATTTTTTAAGTAAATGATAAACCACTTTCCATACATCCCCAGTCCAATTTTCTCCATATTTTAAAATTCCATTTTCATAATAATGTTTTATAGGTATTTTAAGTTGTTCATTATAATTAAGTGGTAAAATGTCATCCATAAATATCGTTCCATTGGTAGATAATATTTGAATGCAATTATTAATATCGCGTAACACATATTCGGCTTGGTGCATTCCATCAATAAAAATAATATCGAATTGTTGTTTAATATCGTATTGTTTAAAGAAATCATCGGATGTCTGTAAAATTAATGTTTGACCAATCTTTGAACAAAATTTAGGATCTGGATCGACACCGACTTTATTAACAAAATGTGTTTCATTAAAACATTCACCATATTCAACACCGATTTCTAAATATCTATCATATTTATTTGTTAGTTTGTTAATAATTTGAGACCTTTTATAAAAATTGGTATTGAATACTGGTTTATGTAAGTTAATATTTATAATTTTATAATTGGGAACAGATAAATAAAGAAGTTTAAAATAATTAATAAGTTGATCTATTGGTGTGTCAATTAAAGTGTAACATTTCATACGATGAAAATTATATCTTTCAATTCTTTCTTGTAAATAGGGAAGAGTGCATTTATTTTCTAAAATAATAAAATCATTTCTGGGATTCTTATATAATTCAGTAATCTCATTAAGATTGGATAACAAACTATCAAACCCAATAATACAAAATTGTGTATCAAAGTCATTGTTAATAATTAAATTACAATAATTATGTTGATATGTGGATTGATCTCTTTCCCATATTTTAGAATGTTCCCCAATATATTTTTCATCTTCATATGCATTATTTTCTTTCATTTTTTGATTTATATTAAATTTTGCAAAATAATGTGGAAAAATGAATTTGGGGCCAATCCGATTTATTTCGGAATTTCGAATCAGTGAAAAATTATTATTTGAATCGTTCATATATTGAATATATCCAAGTTTATGTATTTTGGCAATGTTAGTTGAAACTACTGTTCTAAGCAAAATTTCATAATCATCACAAATGGGTAAATATTCACAATAACTTCCCATATTTAAAAGAACATCTCTTCTCCATATTCTGGGATGATTAGGACAACATACGAGATGGCTCATAGTAATATTATTAATATTAGGCGTAATATAAACAAGACGCCAATTGTCTTCATATTTTTGCGAATAATAACCTCCATACCCCTTGCAAATAAAATCCCCATACCATTGATTAGTTCCATTTTCATAAACACAGGCGCAGTCATAATAAATAAATCCAATGCTAGGATTTGAATTGAATAAATCAGCTGATTCTTGTAAAACATATGGCATCAATTCATCATCGTGATCCATTTCTACAAGATATTTTCCGCGACATAATCCAATAGTTTCATTTTTTACATTTCCGATACTGCCATTATTATTTGAACGGCGATAAAAACGTATGCGCGCATCGTGTAAAAAATTGTCTCTTAAAAACTGAAAATTTGAATCATCTGGCGAGTCGTCTATAATAACCCATTCCCAATCAAGCAATGTTTGTTTTTGAAGACTTTGGTAAACTCGTAATATTTTGTTATAGGAGTTATATGATGGTGTAAAAAGAGAAAATGTAGGTCTTGTATGTAACCGAACAATAGAACATAAGTTGATATATGTGTTATTTATTAATTGATTGAATAAATTAATATCAATATCATTCGTTAAAATATGCATATGTCTTTGTAACATTTCTTTCGATATTACAGTTAATAATTCTTTACAATACTCTTCTTTATCATCACCATATGTTATTAACAACTGAAAATTAGAATTATGTAAGTTTTTAACATATTCGATGGAATCAGCTATAAAAATTGAACAATCTAATGTGGATGAGTTTTGAATAAAAAAATTATCTATACTATTGAATTTTTCTTTACGATAAAATATAACAAAAGGATATTTCATTATATTTTATAAGTGCTTAATGTTTAAATACTATTATTGATTAATTAATTATTTATTTATAAATTAAAATTCTGGCGTATGTTTTTTAAATAGACAACCTTGTGCCATTAAATTTCTAATTTCGCTGGTGACAATTTGTGGATTTTGATGGTCACAATTGGTTGTCCAAATTTTTACAATACAGAAATTTTTCTTTGGTGATACGGTTATTCCTGTAACACAATTAACAAATGTGCTATTAGATCCAATAGTGTCTCCTACAAGAACATATGTAATATCTCTCCAAACTTCAAATACATTTTTATTAGACACTTTATATGAAAAGCAACCACCATTTCTATTTTTTGGATCTTCCCACATAGGCGTAATTCCATCTCTCATAATAAATAACATACAATTTTTAATTAAATCCGCTGGCAAAGTCTCCGTAATACCGATTGTTTCTTCGACAGTTTTAAATTGGCATATTTTTTTATAACTTTTAACGGTCCAATCAGGATCTTGGGGTAAATGAGCCAATAGATTCCATTTACATTTTAACTGGTTAAAAGAAGCATTATTTGTTGACATTTTACTTGTGGTTGACATAGTTAAATCTGTATGAAAGGGTTCCATTGTATATTAATTATTTCAATTTTTTTAAGTGATTTTAATATATATATTAATTAAATTAATTAATTAAATTTTCATTTTCTTCATTTTCTTCGTTTTCTTCTTCTTCAAATTCATTTTCTTTTTCATTTTCACTATCATTAACATTTTCACAAGAAATGATTTCATAATCATTTTCATTTATTATTATACTTTGATGTGGTAATATATTAATTATATTACAATCATTATCAATAATACTAACATTATAATTAAAATTGTCGTCATCAACCTGTAAATATAAAATATTTTTAATATAATATTTAAAAAAAAGTTTATTTAAACAATTATTAACAATATAATAGTTATAATAGTTATAATTACAGTCTTTTAATTTGACCAAATATTTATTATTATTGTAATCTAAATCAATTGCTATAAATTTCACATTTGATAATTTATAATTGAGTGATGTAGGTATTTTGTTATAAAATACATAATCTATGCAACCATTCTCATTTTTATCACTATCACATAACATAAGAGTGTAAGTTAGAGATGAGTTAAAATGATTTTCAATAGCATGAATATCTTTATCTTCTATAAATATAGTTTTTATTTTATTTCCATTATTATCAATTACAATGAATTTTTTAATAACTATTGTTACAATCCAACCTTTGTCTTTTAAATATTTATCACAATATGTATTTAAACGTGTTACTTTATTGTCAATATAATTGTTTATTTTATGTAAATATATTTGACACCAACTAAACATATATAATAATTTATACAATAATTTATATGCAACATTTATAGTTTGTGAGGTTAAATTAATCTTTAAAGATTTCATTTTATTAATGAAATAAATCATATATATTTGTTATATGATTTATTATTTAAATTGTTTTTATTATTCTTTTATTTTATCTGATTCAATTCAAAATTCAAATTATCTTGGAATATAAAATATTCCCAAAAATCACCATAATATGGATTACACATACAACAATTACATCCACATAATATTTCATTTTGTTCATTATAATATTCATCAATATCAATTTCGATAAGTTTTTTAATATTTTGTTTATATATTTGTTTTGTTTTTATTTTTCGCATATTATTATATTAGTAAATTATTTTAAAGTTGTTTAATTATATATTTTACTTATTTGTTGAACTAAATATTAAATTTCCATCTTTTTTAGTGGTTTTACCATTACAATTATCACATTCTATATTTAATTTCCCAGTGGAAGGATCTAACCCAAAAACATAAAGTAATATGGCTACTATTATTGACATAAAAATAAACGGAATAAACACAATCATCCAAGATATAATACCCATTCCTGTTTCACATAATGTATTTAAAAGTATTGTAATTATTATCATTACAATTATTTTTAAAAATGCGGTGTTATATAACCCTTTAAATGTATCTATTATTATTTGTGTTAATGAAAATGCAACATATATTAGAGCTGGGGCACAAAGGTCTAACATTATTATTATATATATAGAAAAGAGATTTAATTAAATATTGGTTCACCATCCTTGATTATTCCTACTTTTTCACCAACGTCTCCATCCTTTGTCATTTCATATAAAATACCATTTTCTTCATCGGTTGCAAAATATGTTACGTCATCTATTTCAATCTCAAATACCTCCTCTTCTTCATCCTCTTCCTCCTCTTCCTCCTCTTCTTCTTTTTCTTTAATCTCAATTGTTACATTATGTTCAGATTCATCTTCTGTGTGAACTTCTTCCTCTTCTTCTTCTGATTCTTCTTTATCTTCTTCAACTTCTTGTTCTTCTTCTAATTCTTTAACAACCTTTTGTTCCAATTCTTCTTTAATAACCTCTTTAACAACTTCTTCTACCTCTTCAACAACTTCAGCAACTTCTTTAATAACCTCTTTAACAACTTCTTCAACCTCTTTAATAACTTCTTCAACCTCTTTAACAACCTCTTTAACAACCTCTTTAACAACTTCTTCAACAACTTCTTCAACAACTTCTTCTACCTCTTCAACAACTTCTTCAACAACTTCTTTAACCTCTTCTTCAACAACTTCTTCTACAACTTCGTCCGATTCTTCTTTAATCTCTTTTTTTATCGCTACATCTTTAATAACTTCTACAACTTCGTCCGATTCTTCTTTTATCACTACATCATTAGGCGAGTGCTTAATAATCCCAAGATAACTATGCAAAGTTTGTTGTCCTTTAATTTGATGGTATTTAAAATAATTACTAGAATTTTCATAAGTAATATTAGTATTATTTTTTATAGAAGTTAATTCTTCTTCAAGTTCATTAATTTTAATAGATAATTTACAAATTGTATTATTACTCGAATTTAATTTATTATTTAAATTATAAATCTCATTTTCTAAATTTTTAATTTGTTCGCTAAAATCAATATTATTACTTGTATTGGCATTGGCGTTTGTATTAGTAACATTTGTATTAGTATCATGTGTATTTGTATTATTCACCTTTAATTTTTCTAACATTAAATACATTTGTTCAATAGTTGCCATTTGTATTAACTTTTCAATATTATTCATAGTAGACATTGTGGGATAATATATTATATAACAATTCGTTTAATATGATTTAAAAAATATTTAATGTATTTATATATGAGTGATAAAATAAGTTTTTTTAATAATGAGGATTTAAATAAGCATTTGCAAATTGTGTTATCTCAAACAAATTATACAGAAGAAGAAGCAATAGAAAAATTAAAATTATTTAATTGTGACTATATGAAAGTTATAAGAGATTATATGGGAATTCCTGATAAAAAAACAAATAAAGTTAAGTCAGTTAATCAAGAAATTTTTAGACAAATTCGAACAACATTAGATAGCTCAATGAAAGAATATAGAGAGAAAAATCCAATTGATATCAATCAAATTATTGATAATTTTAATGAATCGGATGAACGCGAAATCATAAAAAAGAAAAGTTAAATTACAAGTGTTATTAAAAGTTTAGCTATATTTTTATAAATTTATAAAAATTATAAAAATAATAAATGTTACTATTCTATTGATAATTATTTCCAAATTTTTCTGTTAAAATAGAACCTTTATTTTGTTTTTTCCTTGGCAGACGTGTCTTCACATTATAATTATTGGAGGGTATAATTTTATTATTTAAAATAAAATCGTCATTATCTTCGTGTAACTCTGGTAATATTCGTGTGAGTGGTTTATCAACAATAAGAAATAATCTTTCATTTCTTAATAAAGACCTATATTCTTGTATTGATAAGTTGCCATAATACTTTTCTAGCATATAATATGGATTAGGAGCTGGTTTAATATTTTTCTTATAATTATATATTTTGGTGTAAATATGATTAAATAAGTGATACCGTTCGAATTTCGTTGAACTATCAATATTTTCATTCATTAAATATGCAACTCCGCATTCTGGACTACAAAAACAACCATATACATCATAAGTGCCGTTAATAAAGTGTTTAGGAATATAAATTGGCGGATTGTCAAATTCACAAGTATCCCAGAAACACGACGAACGTTTATTATTTACATTATTAATATGCAAATTATGTTCTAATTGCTTTAATTTTTTGGATATTTCTTTGCTTGGGTCTTTACATACAGATTCATCATCATCGTCATCATAGTCTTCGCAAACATTATCTAATGTTACATCATTTAAGTTAACGTTTTCATTTCCAATTATTTCAAAACTTAAATCATTTTTACAATTGGAAAAGTTATAAGACTCAATAAAAGAGTTATTTTGCGGATGCGTTTGTAAATCTTTCATGGAACATTTTAAATGTAGAATTACATTTGATTTTTCATCCTTTTGCTCTATATTTGTAGTTATGTGTTGTATTATTTTTCCTCCCTTTGGTTTTCTTCCACGTTTTTTTGCTATTTTTGGTTCTTCTGATAAAGTAATAATATTCGTTAATTCAGTGTTAATCAATTGTGAAATATTATTTTCATCATTTAAAATATTTTCATATAAATGATTATCTTCATGAGTATTAATAATATTATTTTCAATTTCGGAAACATCGAGATTGATTATATTTGGGATTTGGGTTTGAACTTGATTCGACTTATTATCTTTTTCATTGGATAAAAAATATGTAATATTTAACGATGCCATTAATTCTTTTTTAGATTTACGGCCTCGCTTAGCCTTTATAGGTGCAACGTTAGTTATAACGCTAGTGGTAACGCTAGTGGTAACGCTAGTGGTAACGCTAGTATTATTAGTAGTATTTGTTAGTTCTTTGGTTTTATTATTCTTTGGTGCCATTATATTATTATAAAATTTGAATTTATATTGTTTTTATATATTATTTATCGATTATTCCTTAGATCAATGTTAACATTCATAACAACTTCTACAAACGGGTATGTAATTATCAGAGCCAACAACAGTTTGTTCTTTTTCAGAAGTAATACGTTTTGAGAAAATGCCAGGAGTGCCATTTTTACATAAGCTACATAATGATGTTAGTTTGGTAACCTTATCACATAACGGGATTAAATTTAATATTTGTCCGAATTTCTTACGTTCAAAGTCACCATCTAATCCACAAATATATATTTTTTTTTTATGTTCTAACATTTTTTCAACAAATTCTTCAAGATCCAAAAAGAATTGTCCTTCGTTAATTAATATAACATCACTTCTAATGATTAATAAATCAATATTTTCTCCCCATAAATCGAATAGTTTTTCGGTCTTTAAACACGGAATTTTGATTTGGTCGTGAGTTGACAACAAATTATCATCATAACGATTATCAATAGTATGATTAATTACGATAACAGATATATTGCAAAACTGACATTGTTTATAAATTTCAACTAACCTACTTGTTTTTCCTGAGTACATAGACCCTAATATGATTTCTAAATATCCTGATTTTGTAGTTTGTGCCATTATATATTGTGTTTGTACCATAGTTTATTATAATATTAATTAATTCAATTTTTTATTTATTATATAGTATTATATATTAAATAAAATATAATACTATAATTAATGACAAGTAATGTGTGGATGGAAAAATTTAGACCAAAAACCTTAGATGATATTGTATTAGATCCTCTAAATAAAAAAATTTTAACAAATATAATTAATACCGGTTATTTTCCTAATTTATTATTCTATGGCCCGCCTGGAACAGGTAAGACCACAACCATAATAAATCTAGTAAATTCATATCAGGAAAAATTGAATCAAAAAAATAAAGAATTGATGATACATTTAAATGCTTCAGATGAACGTGGTATTGACATAATTAGAAGTCAAATAAATCATTTTGTGAATTCGAAAACTATGTATAATCCAGGTATGAAATTTGTCATATTAGATGAAGTAGATTATATGACGAAAAATGCTCAACAAGCATTGCGTTATCTTTTACAAAATTTTTCAAATTCCGTGCGGTTTTGTTTGATATGTAATTATATAAGTCGCATTGATGAAGGGTTACAAAATGAATTTTTAAGATTAAGATTCAATCAACTTCCAGAAAAAGATATAATACATTTTTTAAATAATATTTCGGTATGTGAGAACCTACATTTTAACGAGAAATCGTTATATTTAATACAAAAGTTATATAAATCAGATATAAGAAGTATGATTAATTTTATGCAATCAAACCAAAATATAAAGGATAATAATATATATGTGATCGATGATAGTGTTTGGAATAATCTATTTGATAAAATTAAAAATCAAGAGGCATTGTCATCATTAAAAGTATTTATTAATAGTATAAGTAGCCAATATAATATTGATAAAAAAAATATAATTAAGGATTTTTTGAATTATATTATTCGTAATAAAGAAAATTTGAATGTTCCTGAATATTTTAAATTTGTTGAAAATATCATACATTTTGAGGATTGTAAAAACAGCGATTATGTAAATTATTCATTAATTAAATTATCCACGTTATTAAAGGAATCATATTGATTCATCCTTAATTGTAACTTTAATATAAATTCATTCGGAGGAGAGCTTTTTGACGGGTCGAAAAAACTATTGTTTAAACTATATTCATTTTCTCTAAAGCTTACCTTCTTGTTTGTAGGCGAATGTTGTTGGATAGGTATAATTTTACTTCTTTCATAAAAGTTTTTTTGTTTATAACTATTCATTATTCTATATGAAGAGAAAATAATTGAAAATAAATAATTGAAATAAATTTATTTAAAGAATATAAAGACATATACCAAAGTAACTATAATGACAGCGATCATGAATATTGATGATGAATGGTCTTCTTATTTAATTGATAAACAAGAGGATGTTTCATCTGATGAAGAAAATACTAATAATAATTCCAATGAATGTAATGATTATTCTGAAGAATTATTTATGAATGAATCAGTTCCTGAACCTACTGATATCTACATTTCCACAAAATCAAAAATTGCGTATCTTACTCAACCGGTTGATCTAAAAATATTTTGGGATATTCCGGTAATTCCTTATGCCACAGCTAATAATGGTGTTATTAAAAAACAAATTAAAATCAATTCAAAAACACCAGAGGAATTGGAATTTCTTCAACAACGTTTACAAAGTGAATTATATTATGAACAACATATAATGTCTCATATTGATAACCCAAATGGTCGTATTAAGTTTAAGGATATACGAAAAATCACTATTGGCATATCTAAAAAAGATATTTTAAGTTATCGTTCAAAAAAAAAACAGGCATTCTATAATTGTTTTGTAATGATACTTCGTATTAAAATAGACAATTTATTTAGAGAATTTCATACAAAGGTATTCAATACTGGTAAACTAGAATTGCCTGGAGTTCAAAGTGAAAAAATGTATTATACTGTTTTAAATTATGTTCTTGAAATTTTACAGCCATATCATACAAATCAATTAAAATATTATGAACATAATGATACTGTTTTAATTAATTCCAACTTTAATTGTGGGTTTTTTATAAATCGTGAAATTTTATTTGATATTATTAAAAATAAATATAATATTCAGGCTATTTACGACCCTTGTTCATATCCAGGAATTCAATGTAAGTTTCATTATAATAATGATATTAAGATCCAAACGGGAATGCAAATTAGTTCAGAAAATAAAGACATATACACAAATATTACTCAAGTGTCATTTATGGTTTTTAGAACTGGAAGTGTCCTAATTGTTGGAATGTGTGATGAAGATATTTTACGAGATATTTATCAATTTGTTAAACTTCTTTTGAAAGAAGAATTTAAATATATTTGTCAAAAAATTATAACCCCTTCTGATTTGGCAAATAAAATTAAAAAAAAGAAAATTCGTAGAAAAATCATACATATTATTGAAGATTTAAAGGTAACAAATGTAACAAATGTTATAGAAGATTTTGAAGAAATAGAAATAGAAGTAAAAAGATAAAATATTTAATAACATTCTTTTATAATTTCAAACCCAGATGTTTCAATATTGTTGTTAATTGTGGCATGTGATTCAACACTTTTTATTAACATAGCTTCTTCATCTGTTAATGAAATATTAGTAATTTTTTCTTCAGTATCTATTATTTTTTGTAAATATTCTTTATCACAAATAATAGTTTGAATTTCAATAGTTTTACGTAATAATTTTAACTCATCAAAACACAATTTATATTCATTGGATCCATAGTTACATGTATCATTGTTTAACATAATTTCCAACTCATTATATCTAGTTTTCATTATATCTAATTCATCATTTGTAATGATTTCAAAAGACCGACCTTTAATGGTCGTTGAATATATAAACACATCATAATATAAAAACAAATCTGGGAATAATTGTCGAGTATGATTATGATTATAATTTGTTTTTGCATAACAGTTATGGTTTAATTCATACAATGCAGAAATAAATGATGACATTTCTTTAGAATTCAAACGCAAACGTTTATCAAAGTTGGTCGATTTAAAAATACTTATTTTAGTTGGATTAATTAATGTTAACATATGTCTATTAGAAGAACATATTGGTAATAAATCATTAAACAAATCAATTGGTTTTGTTAAATGTATAATATAATTAATTCCAAAATAATCACCGTGAACCATTGTATATTTATTATATTATATTGCAAATTCTTTAAATATATATTATATATTATATGTTATATGTAATATGTATACTAATTACTAAATATATGTTCCACAATGTTATTTAAATTGTTATTATTTATAAAATCATTTATTTTTATATCATACATTTTACGTTTAATTATATTTTCATCTATTTTTTTCTTTAAACAAACTTTTTTTATAAATTCATCTAACAAATTTAAAAAATCAATAACCTCTATTTTTGTATTATATAATAATGCAGTAAATTCATATAAAGAATCAATTTGATCATAATTCATTTTATGTTTATTTAATGTTTCACAAACATTTTTAATCAGATTACACGAAGTATTAATATTTTTAAAATTATGGTTCATTATATATAATGCAATACCTTTATACATATTTATATATAAGTCAACTGTTCTAAGTATATTTTTTTCTTCGAAACTGGGTTCTTTAGTATTTTTTTTACATTCATTGTTTAATTCAAAAATAGTTTTCTTATATACAAATAATATAGCATCTTTGGAACTCAATTGTAAAAATGTAATATTATCGTCTGAAATCTGCTCGATAAACTCAATATAAAAATAATATGCTTTTTGAGTATGATAAAAGGATAACTCTAAATTTTTTGTATAATAAAAAATAATTGAAAACACATGAATTAACGCGTTAAGACCTCTTTCAAATATAAATTTATTATATCTTGTGTTTTTTTTTGCTACTTTTTCTGATATAAAACGCATATATTCAATAATAACTTCTACAAATTTATTTAAAATTTCTGATACTGAATTTTTTATTGATGAATTATAGTTTGAACTATTATATAACATATAATAAGAATAATCGCTTAAATTATTATTTGCATTTTTTGCATTTTTTGCATTTTGTGCATTTTTCATTATAATAATTAATTATATTTTTATATAAAATATGTATTTTTTAAACAATTATTAATATTTTTAAATAAGTATTTAAAGACTTTAAATTTAAGTTTATTATAAATGTCAGTAGAACAAAAATCTGGAAATGCTCTTCCTGCGCAAACAACAGGTCCATCTGTTACAGCTAACAATACTAATTATCGTCTCCCTTGTGATGCTACCTTACAAAATGCGGCTAAATTATCTATTGTTGAAGATAAACCTGTTCTTTTTGATTATTGGACTGACTCATTAGATAAAAAAGCTCTTATTGGGGTTAGAGAAGGGTCCGGAGAAAAATTGTTGGTTAAGTCGGCCGAGGAATATACTTCTCCTATTGCTAAATTTTATAAATCCTTAACTGAATATATTGTTATTACTGAGAATTCTATTTATGTTGTGGCTAGTGATATTCCTACTCGTAAAATTTCTTAAATATTTTATATTTTTTAGTTCAAATGAAGATAACTAACAAGTTAATTATACATATCTTAAATATTTTTAATTTTATATTTTGTTAAAACAGCTAAAAAAAATTGAAATATATTTTATACAATATTAATATCAATAACAATACCAATTACAATGAGTTTTACTACAGTTAACATTACAGATACAGATACTCTTATTACTGCCGGCAGTAGAAATGAAGAAGGATTTATTAATGGCTTAAACAGACAAGGATTTACACCAACAAAATGTGGAATGGAAAAAATTGCAAATTGTCTTGATGCTTATGCTAATAATATAAGTTTTAAAATTACTTCGCAATATATATTTTTGACAGATGATGGTATTGGAATGACTCCTGAAAAACTATCTAATATGTTCGATGCAAACAGAGAAAATCATTCAGGTGATAAATCAATGGGAGTATCTGGTATTGGAGGTATAATTTCTAATTATCAATTATCCAAAAACGATAATGGTATGCCACGTGAAGTAACTGTATTTACAAAAAATAAAAATGGATTATATATAAAAGCTGATATTCCTTGGGACTTCATTAATAAAAATAAAAAATATGACCAAACAATTACAATTAAAAGAATGGATGATACAGAAATTAATCAGTTTAATATTGAAAGACAAAATGATTCTAATGTAACCGGAACAACAATAAGATTTTCATATTCTGAATTATTTAAAAATTTATTGTATTCACAATTTGTCCCTAAAGAAGAAGATAGTTTTAACTTAGACAATTGGTGGGCAATAATATTTGGAAAAACACAAACAAATATTTTATTAGATAAATGTGATGGATTTGAACCAATACGTTTAAAAAAATATAACTATTTTAATGATATTGGTAATGAATTTTATTGTGGAATATTTAAATGGCCTATATATTTTATTTCAGATAATGGAAAAGATAGGTTTATTACTAAAGATCCAAATAATCCAGATAACTACATAGAAATAACACATCGTGGAAATGGATATGCAACAACACCACAACCTATTAATATAGATCCTAGAAAAATTGATAGTGCACAAATAATTGAGTTTACAAGTGGTATGAGAAAAGATGAAAGAATATTTGATCCAAATTCACCTTATAGTGGTCAAACAGCAATATTTTATCTAAATAATTATGATACAGATTTTATGTCAGGAGGTGGACAAAAGGATTCAATAAAATTATTTTGTTCAAAAACTGGAGTAATTCGTAATTCTCAAAAAGTTACGGGGTTTACATTAGAAGGTTGTAATGTTGGAAATGCTAGAGCTAATTTCGAATCATTAGTTAAAATCGTTCTTCATAGAAGTGAAATAGCTTATGAAACATTTTCAAACCAAGACAATAAATTAGATATTATTCATGGAATTCAACAAAATAAAAATCAAAATCAAAATGAATTTCCAACACAATATGTTAGATTAATTAAATATTTAAAAGAATTTCATTGTTCGCAAATTCTAAATTATTTTAAAGAGGTTAAAGCAGCAGCTGAACAAAAAGCAAGAGACGAACTACTAGAAAAAATTAGAAAAGATAAAGCAGAAGCGAAAGCGAAGGCAAAAGCAAAAGCAAAAGAGGAAGCAAAGGCAAAAGCGAAAGCAGAGGCAAAAGCTGAAATCGTAAGAATTGCATTAGAGCTTGAAAGAAGTACATTAGAACAAAATATTGAAGAAGAAAGCAAAACTCCTGAAACAAATGAGATTGAAGAAGAAATTATAAATATTAACTTAGATGTTCAAATAAAAGAAGAAGTTGAAAATGTTGTTGAAGAAGAGATTGTCGTTGAAGAGAATGTTATTACAGAGAATGTTATTGAAGAAAATATAATTACTTTATCACAAGCATCAATTGAATGGGAAGAAAAGGCAGCTAACGCATTAATCGAACACTTTAAACAAACAAATTATAATAAAACAAATGGTAAAGAAGTGTATGATTTTGTAATTCAATATATTAATAAATAATAAAATATATAATCTTTTTTTATTTATAAAAGCTTGACACATCATCGGTTATATGTATTATTTTTTATATGAAGTGATTTATTATAAATATATAATAATTTAAATACAATTTTAAAATATTATATAATGTCTTATTTACAATTTACAAAAAATGGTCAATTATATACTGATAAACTGACCGGTGATAATGCTCTAAATATTTTTGATGAACAACTAACAAATGTTTATTTAGATAAATACGTAGAAGATATTAATGAAGTTGTTACTTATAATGATATTGAAGTATTATATTTACTTAAAAATAATGATTTAATACAAAGTTTACCACATAATTTAAAATATTTACACTTAAAATCGGCTACTTTACAAGAATTGCCTATAAGTGATATAGTAGCACCCAATATTGAAGTTATATTTATTGATTTTACTAACTTAAATATATTTCCAGACATATCTAAATGTGTTAATTTAAGAGAACTAACAATAAATCATTCTAATTTAACATCATTACAATTTAGTTATTTATTGCCTCCTAAATTACAAGTTTTAAATTTACGTTATAACAATATATCTAATTTAGACTTTACTATTTTTAAAACTCATCCAAAACTCAAACTTAATCTTTCATATAATCATTTAACAAATGAAAGTATTCAAAATCTTTTAATGGTTAACAATAAAGCAGACATTAAAATGCAAGGCAAGTATACTCATAACAGAATATCACATATTAATTATAATAATATTGAAATTCAACATTTTATGAATAATTTATATAATAATAATAATAACAATTTAGCTGATGCCCCAATACCCGGTAATGTTTTATCAGCAAATACCCAAACGGTTCATTTGACTTCTATTAATAAAACAATTATTACATCTTTTGTAGAAATTGAAAAATATATTAAAACACATCAATTAACACATCACATAGTAGATAGACATCTTGTTAACGAAATAACAAGTAGTTTTAAACATTATGATTTAAATTTTAACAAATTCGATTGTAATGCATTTTTAAGCGCAAAATTGTTAGAGAAAACTAAACATAGTTTAATTCATATATCTTATATGGAATTATTATCTATTATATGGAATATAATCTATACACATCCACAAAAAACAAATTTAATTGAAAGATTACATAGTGAAATGGATGACTCCGTAGGCAAATGTTTTACTGGTTGTGTAAATAGATTGATAAATGTGTTAGTTGGTTATGTTGACGGGGTCATTGTTTCTATAAGTTTAAAAGAAGAACTTCAAATGTCTATTCAAAGGTTAATGGATAAATTTATTAAAAAAGAAAGAACTTTTAAACAAACAAAGGAAGAAATGATCCAATTACTCAATCAAGATTATGAGATTGATAAAGATGACCCAAATAATTATATTTCTCAAGAATATAAAGCTACGTGGTTATACGCATTACAAGATTACCGACCAGACCCAAATTTATGTATATTTTATGAAAATATTTACAGTCATAAACCAAAACCAATAGAAAATATAAGATGTTATATTTCTTATGATAATGCTATTTATGATACATCGCAAAATTTCGATGAAGAAAAAAATCCCATAGGCAAAGTTAGTGATGAAACACAATTTATTGCTAAAATATATTCATATGAACACGATAAAATTGTATATCCTGAAAAGTTTTTAAGATATAACTTAGTTTAACAAAAATATAATATAATCTATGTATATATGTCAGGTCGCAAAGGATATAGAACAACATCAAATAGTTATGGTCAACTTTGGTTTGGAGGTAGTAGTTTTCCTGGTTTCCTTTATAAAAGGAATTTAGGAGCAGGAGCTAGAAGAAGCACACAATTCACACCAGGAGGAACATTGATAACAAATCAACCAAATGAATTTTGGAATAAGTATACTCCTGGTTCTGGAGTTGGCGGTTCTAGTGTGGCGACTAGACGTGCTAAAATGAGACTCGCGACATCGTGTGGTAACGGACAACAATGCGGTCGATTTTATACCGAACTTGGGCAGAATCAAATTCGACCATCCCAATATACAAATCCAGGGTCTAATTTATCAGTTTATCCACCTGTTCCTAATTATTAAAAGTGTTCAAACTAACAAATAGATTTAATTAAATTAATTTAAAGATAATATTATCTATAAATTAAATGTCGCGAACCTTTTTAAAATATTTTAAACCATTTATTAAATCATTTATAAATATTGATTCCAAGAATGACAATATTAATAAATTTGTTATAAAAACTATTGGAACTATAACCATTATATCAACTGTTAGCCATTATATCAACTGTTAGCCATTGTGCTTATGCTTTAGGAAGTGTTGAAAATAAATTCATAAAAATAGATAAAAAATATCAATTTGATAGAAATGGTTTTACAGAATTTATGATAATAGATGAAAATGGTGAACATTATAATGTAACTAATTCGTTGTGGTATTGGAAATGGGACTCTATCGAAGATTGGCATAATTTGGAACCAAATAAAGAAATTGTGATTAAATATTATGGCTGGAGATATCCATTATTTGGTATGTTTCCAAATATAATTATGAGCAAACAAGATAAAGTATTAGATTCAATGACTAGTGCTCAATATAGAACAATTTCTAGTAAATGATTAATATTTCATAACGCTGTCTAATCAATATTTTTAATTCTTCCAATTGTTTCCACCAATCCTCAAATGGAAATAAATGTATTGTATCATAATACCAAACTTTTTCTTTTTCTCCTGTATCATTTAATGCTTCAAATTCAAACTCACTCTTATGAATACGCGATAACCATTCACTTAATCGGCACATATATTTTTATCATTAAGAACATTTGTATATGTAAAGTCATTTGCTTCCATACAATTATCAAAACCAGATATATTATTAAAAATATCTCTTAATATAAAATATACATTATCTTCTAAGGATTTACTTTTCAAATTGTTTTCATTTGCCAATTGTAAATATTTAATATCGTTAAAAATTCTGGTACAGCTCATATTTTATTATATTATATCTCTTTATTATATAATAAAATATTACTTAGGTGGAATATTACTTCGGTGGAATAAACGAAATAGCTACATTATTTGCACGAGCCCATCGTGATCCACGTGCTCCAAATCCAGCGCCATTATCGGCTAATTGATGATAAACACTATAAGAGTATTGATTACGATTTTGAAACCCAAAGTAATTATTTGGTATAAATGGTAAAGCTGATTCTCTATTTTTTCCGGCAAACGAATTAGTATAAATTCTTGACGCAAGTCTTGTTCCTGTTCCCATATTAATACTATAATATTATATAATAATTTTTAAAATTAATTGAATAAATTTAATCCTCTCGCCGCTCTTTTTAACGACCCGCCACCCGCTCCTGTATTAGCTTGATAAGTTAGCGCTAAAATAGCTGCTCCGCGTCTTACATTGGGGGTCTGTTGTAAAGACCAATACATACGATCAAATAAAGATGCTGTTGCGTAATTTACTCCTGATGAACGCCCGCCTGATCCTGATAAACTCGGCATATATAGAACTACAATATATTTTATTTTTTTACGCCTAAATATTTAATATATTGCTACAAATTTTTAAAAGTGTTAGTTGCTTCAACTAATTTATCCATATTTTCAGGATCATTTACAGAATGTCCGGCTAATGTAATATGTAACTGAGAGTTTGGCAACATATCGTGTAAAATATATGATGTTATTGGTGGACAAATTAGATCATATTTACCCTGAACTATTATGGTTGGTATATGTTTAATTTTATGTATATTGTTCTTTAAGAATTCAGGCTCTAAAAAACAATTATTAATCATATAATGATTTTCAATTAAAGAAAACTCACTGAAATTTGTTTTTTTTACAATATCGATATCATCTTTTAAATCATTTATTTTAAGGTTTGATAAACTTTTTTCATAAACAGCCCAACTTAATAAACATTTTTCACTATTTTTTTCTCCAAATTTACCATCAAAACAATTTTTATAATCTACGATATAATTACCTGTTAAATCTCTATTTGGTAAAGTATTTGTAAAATAATTCCATCCAATTGGATTAAAATATTTTACTTGTGATTTTTCACCCCAAATCCATTCTATCTCTTGAGGACTACATAAAAAAATACCTCTCAAAATCATTCCTAATATCACACTTGGATATTTAATAGAATATATTAATGATAATGTAGATCCCCAAGAACCACCAAATAATATCCATTTATCCACGTTTAATTTTTTACGTATTACTTCAAAATCTTCAATTAATTTGTCGGTTGTATTTTCTTTTAATTCACCTGATGGTGAACTTTTACCACATCCACGTTGATCTACTATAATTATTAAATAATACATTGGATCAAAAAACCGTGCATCATTTTCTCCTGACGCGGCACCTGGACCACCGTGAACAAATAATATCGGTTTTCCACTTCTATTACCATATATTGAAAAACTAACTTTATGTATATCTGACACTTGAATATTATAAGTGTTTAATGGTTTTATTTCAGGATATAATGATGCACTATATTTATCATTAAATATATAACTTATTTTCCATATTGTTAATATTATTAATATTATTAATATTATTATTACAATAAATGCTGTAATTTTATAATATATTATTTTCATAAAATATATTTATATAATAAATATAAACATATTTTATCCTAAATGATAGTTTTTATCATTTTCTTAATGTCGTCTACGTCTACGTGTTCTATGTCTTCTAAGTGTTTTATGTCTCTTTCCGCCCGCTACACTTCGGGTTTTTCCCATTGATCGACTAGCTTGTTTAGCACGGCTAGCACGGCTAGCACGGCTAGCTTTCAACATTCCTCCGTAACCTGATGGCATATTATACTATTATATAAAAAAAAAATATTCATGTTCCTAAACAATTGAATATTTTTAAAAATCAATTGTTTTAAGTTTTTCTATTGTTTCATTTGTTAGTTTGTCAGGGAAATTTACTGTGAAAATTATTATTAAATTTCCTATATGACTATCTCTTGTAAATCCCATATTTGGTATCATTTTTTTGTATCCATTACTTATTATGTTACCTGAATTATTATTTATGGTATATACCTTCCCTGTGATATATTTTAATTCAAATGTAAATCCACATAAAGCCTCTTTTACTGTTATTACCTTTTCATATATTAGGTCTAGTCCACTTCTCTTGAACTCACTATTATTTTCTATTTTAACAAATACCTTTATATCCCCTTTACAATCTTCTCTTGCCGAATTGCCTTTATCTTGTAATATTATTAACTCACCTTCGTCAATTCCTTTAGGAACTGTTACGTAAACCGTCTCGTTTTCAAATATCTTGATGCCATTATTGATTATCCATCTTTCGATATCTATTGGTATTATTGTTCCTGTTAAAATCTTATCTATTGGAACTACAATATTTTTTATTATGGGAGGTGGTTTTTGAGGAAATCCTTGTACGTTTACAGGAACACCATTATGAAATACGCGTATATTACCATTAGCAAAAGGGGCACTGCCAAAAGGACTGCCTGTAAAAAGACCTCCATGTTCATTATCAAATGATTGCATATGCCCAAATGGTATACCTCCAAATAAATTCGCAATTATATCTTCCATTGATCCGCCGCCGTGTGAAAAACCACCACCTGAACCCATCCTTTTAAAAAAAGGATTATTTCTCATTCCATCATACTCTCTTTTTTTATCGTGGTCACCCAGTGTTTCATATGCTTCATTTATTTTTTGGAATTTTGCGGTTGCATCTGGATTATTTTTATTTTTATCCGGATGATAAATCATAGATAGTCTCCTATACGATTTTTTAATTTCATCTATTGTAGATGTCTCTGGACACTCTAAAATCTCATAAAAATTATCGCTCATTTATAATATTATTATAAACTAAGATAAACTTAAATACTTATTATTCTATATAATTATAATGGAACAACAAATACTTTTCTTAAATAAATATCAACCATTATATTTTAAAGATTTCGAAACGGATGACACTATTATTGATATTCTTAACACATTAATTAAAATGAATAATTTAAATATATTATTTATTGGAGATATCGGTTCCGGAAAAACAACATTTATTAATGCCATCATCAAAGAATATTATTCTGATTTCACATCAAAACAATATAGCGATAATATTTTATATATTAATTCACTTAAAGAACAAGGAATTAACTATTATCGAAATGATGTTAAAACATTTTGCCAAACGTGTTCATCCATTAAAAATAAAAAGAAAATTATAGTTCTCGATGATATTGATATTATTAATGAACAAAGTCAACAGGTTTTCAGAAATTATATCGATAAATATAGTCATAATGTTCACTTTATTTCTTCTTGTTGTAACTCACAAAAAGTTATTGAAACCTTACAATCCAGATTTACCATTATTAAAATTAAACCACTTCATAAGAAACATCTCGAACTAATTATGCACAAAATTATTATTACTGAAAATATTAATATCACGACAGATGCAATAACATTTATTCTAAATGTATCTAATAATAATGTAAAGATATTAATTAATTATATGGAAAAATTTAAACTGTTAAATCAACCTATTGATATTGAATTAGCTACAAGTGTATGCACAAATATTAGTTTTGTTATTTTTGAACAATATACACAGTTTTTACAACAAAAACAATTAAATTTAGCCATCAAATTATTATATGAGATTTACGATAAAGGATATTCTGTTATGGACATTCTTGATAATTATTTTTTATTTGTTAAAATTACTGATTTGTTAACTGAAGCACAAAAATATGATATTATACCTATTATTTGTAAATATATTACTATTTTTCATAATATTCACGAAGATGAAATTGAATTAGCACTATTCTCAAATAATTTATTTAGTATACTTTCTTAGAGTATAATGCAATTATCGTAAGTATATAATGCAATTAATAATAGATTATATAATCTATATTTATATTATGTCGTCACAGATATTTAAAAATCATATTCCTAATGAAATAATCTTTAAATTATTAGATGAAATCGCATTAAAAACTGAAAATTGTTATATTATTACAAATGACTCATATAAAAAAGGTATTTTTAATAATAGTATTCCTATTTTCATAACAGAATGTATTCCATATTATTACATTTCTAAACGAAAATATTTAGAAAGAAAAATAAATTATAATTCATTTATTACTGTTATTCGACAAATATGTAATTTCAACAAAATTACATATACATCTCAAATTAAATATGATAAATCCAATTATAATATTATTTATAATATTTATTTTTAAGTTCTACTAACTACGACCTGATATTTATATTCATATTATTTTGACTTACTATAAAAGTCTAATGTTCTAGCACTTGGATC